TTCCCCTGTTCTTGGCCTTATCCCCTCGGCTCTTAGACAAGCTCTTTAGGGTAGAATGCAGTTCATCGGGGGCCTTCCACATCCTACCTCATTAGAGCACTCACTAATGTAGGCACTCCTCACCTACGCTTCGGCGGCCAGTCCTGTTCGAGGGGATTCCCCCGCGCCGCCGATAAAGGTAACCACTCCCCTGGCCTCTCCGAAAAGGGGTCATGCCTTCCTCGTTAGGGTATCGTCAATAGATCGGGCTCCGCGTCCGCTCGGGTTCGCCTTCGGGTTCTGCTTTGGCTTAGGTTTAGTAACTGGGGCCTCTGCTAGGTCAAAGGCCTTATTCTTGGGCTTGGCTGTCCCTGCGGGGACACCCTTCCTAGTGTAAGTTCCATATGGCATACTATGCTCCTCCTGCGCCTTGAAGGCCAGGACCTTGGGCCTGTCCCTGTAGGGCGTTGATTTCAGCGGGAAGGGAGGGCTCACCTACTTCCTGGGCGGATAGGCCAGCACCCCCTTGCCCGCCGCCACCGCCAGTGTTGGCACCAGCGGTAAGTTGTAAGAAACCGGGAAGTTCAGCTATCTCTGCTTGGAGTTGCATTAGCTCTCGTTCATCTCGGGCCATGTTGTCTGGGTTAATAGCCAGGGTCTTCATTATATGGGCAAGTACCCTGTCAGGGCTGTACTTCTTGAAAAAGGCCTGGAGCAAGATGGGATTAGTAACAACACTCTGCAAGAGTGCCATGATCTTTTGGAAGTCCCTTACCTTGGCGAGCACAGCAGACAAGCCAGATACCTTGAAAGAACAAGCACTACTAAACACGGTAAACCGCTCCGCTGGGGACATGCGGGATAACAGGAATGCTCCCTTTATGCCTATGGTATTTACAATGCGGTCACTTGTCACGTCATCTATATTTTGAAGCACAGTTAACCACACCTTTCGTAGTGTACGAGAAATGAGGTCACGTTCTATATCACCAATGATTGCGTCCATCGTGACAGCTTGGGACTGGGATAACTCCACTATCTCTGTGGCCTTGACCTGTTTTGCGGGGAGGGAGCCCATCTTTATCTCGTTTGAGAGGGCAGCGGCTGAGAACTGCCGCTCCAACATTTCAAGGACCGCCATGGCATCGGTGGGCACTTGACCATCCACCGCTTTTTCTATCACCTTAGCATTGTGGGGGAGGGACCCCTTTACCATTAAAGTCTCCCCCTGGGGTATTCCATCGGCGGCCTGGGAGGGGTCCTCTAGGTCGTCTATTCGGAGTTGTTTGATGCCCCAGACAGAGGCAATCCCGCCGTCAATGATGAGGTTGAATATCTCGTTGGATGCGAAGTTGAGTTGGGTAGCGTGGTCGAACATAGCCTTGTGCCAGACCGAAAAGGGAACTCGCAGTAGGGGGACCGCAACGAACGGGCTCTCCTGGTGCCAAAATGGGTTCGGAGTAGGCTTTCTAATGAGAAACTTGTTGTTCGCCATTGCACAGAAGACATTTTCATGGATCACGTTCCCGGTTGCATCAACTATGGTTCCCCAGAACTCATCTATCCGTACCATCTTACGGAAGGACGGCTTCATAGCATTGTCCTGGTTATTGTCTAAGGGGCGTCGATCCTGGTCCTCACGGCTACGAAAGTCCTCTTCTATACGGGCAACCGCTGCCTTGTCGTATACCCCCTCTGCTGCGCGGGCCTTGAGGTAGTGCAAGTCCCTCTTGCAGGAATGAATCTCGTATAAACCGGCCCCAGTGGGGTCAGGATAGTAGTTTTCGGGCTGAATTAGGTCTATCCTGAGCCGCCAGTTGCGAATGTTGCGACTTTTCAGCTTTGGAGGGCCTATCTCTGCCTCTCCAGTGTCTGTTATTGTCCTGTCACCCTCTTCTATACCAAATTTACGCTCATTAACCATGTTTCCGTGTATCTTTAGTATGCAAAGGCTCTCCAGGGACCCCACTTTCAGGGCATCAGTCAGGATTAAGGGGAAACTCTTGCTTACCCGGTCCTCTACGAGGCAGTCTGACAGGAAACACTCCATTAATGCCCTAATTCCGTTGCCAGATAAGGGGGAACGGCTGTCCTTCGCCAGTTCAACGTCATAGTAGGGGCCAAATTGCGTCAAGGCACGCTTGGCAAACCCTACAAACTGCTCCACGGCAACAGGGGTCTTGGGTAGGAACTCCCGAGACTGGCCTTTTTGCTTGTGTGTCCAGTCTTGTAAACCAAGGTATGCCCTGCGATTCTCCATATTCATCTTCATACGGGTCTGGCGAGCTTGCTTGGCTTCTTGCTTGTAGGCGCGAATAGCATTTAGTACAGTAAGCGCCCCTGCCAGGTCCTCACCAACAGGCCTATCGTCGCCTGGTTGTGTACTAACTGGGGTCTGTGGTTCTGGGGTCGCGTCTGCCATACTGAATCCTCGGTATACGGGTGTATGTCTGGCGCTGTGTGTCCTTCTGGGCACAGTATACACATAGGCCTAGGTGGCGGCTGCCGCCAGGAGTGGTCATCTCTTCACCGCACATCCGGCATAGGGTGATCTTATAGGCGTCCGTATCAGGCAAAAGAGTACTCCTATATCGGGCAGTCGGTCAAGCTCTCTTGTAACTAGGCGATTTCATCTTTACACGGCGGGACTTGTTCTCTGTCCTGATAGGCACAACGGGGGCCTCTGCAAATACCCAGTACCCCAAGGCATCGCTTAGGTGTGTACGTTTGTAGTAGGGGTCCTTCTTGTTAAATGTCTTCTTGATGCCCTGTTTACCGTCCCCCACTACTTGGTCAAAGTCCTCTATTAACTCCCCACAGACGGGGTCTATCTCTAGATTTATCTCGGCTCCCGGACCCCTTAATGCAACATTCACACTGTTGATGCGGTCTGGGACAGAGGGGTTGCTTTCCGGTATCTTTAGGCGCAGGGGGGCTGGGTAGTCTTTCATCTCGTTTAGTATTATTTGGTAGGAGGAGCGGTTCGTTTGCGCGGTGCGCCCCCGCCCTGTTGCGTCTCCATATACCCACACTTCCGCCATATGATAGGGATACGCCCGCTTGAAGAGGTCACACATCTCGGAGATGTTGCCTTCTTCTAGGTGGAACTCCTCGAATACCCTGAATAAACTCCTCTCGCGCTGCCCAACCAGGGAAATCATCGGCTCCACGTTGAAGTCCCAACACCAAGCCAGGGGTCGTCTAAGTGCGATATCCCCCTGTTCTCTAATATTAAGTTTATGCTGAAAGGCGCTGTAGACTCTAGCGCCACCAATTCCTCCAATAAGCTCTCCGTTGAGCCTAATCCGTCTCTGATCTGACCCGTCTGGGTATTTACTCTCAAGAAACTCGATCTCTTCCCTGGGTATGTGGGGGTTATCATATATAGAGGCATTGTATATCTCGGCATTCTCCAGTATCCCCTGTTTCCACTTTCGCACGATGTCGCTGTATATCCAGGTAATGCCGCCAACAGTCCCTTCTGGGGGCAACAGGGTGCAAGTTGTAAATATGTGGAGCGGATTCGCTCCTACTCGAATAATCGCTTCATCGTATATACTCTTACTATGTTCTTCATCAAAGTGTATCCAGTCTTTCTCCGCGCCCTGGTATTTTAGGCGGCCAGAGTCCGCACTCTTGAATCCTATGATGGAGCCATTCTTGAGTTTGAGGATTTGATCCGATACACGCCAGTCGTCTATTTCCCTCTTGGGTATGAAGGGCTCATGGGTAGCGCCTGGGGGAGCAAATCCGTTGTCGAAATACTTAGGCTGTATGGTGTCGCGGCCAGTGGGGAAATCTAACGCTGATACCCAACCGCTAGTCGCCCTGTCACGTACACTAGTAGTACTCCCCCTGGCTCCAACAAACCTCTGCGTCCCCCGATAACCAAACCTCGCAAGATGTGCCCCTGCATAGGCCCCCGCATCACTCTTCCCACTCCTATTTGCGCCTATATAGAAGAACTCCTTATAACGCTGACTCAATACATCATGTGCAAACTCCCGCTGGGGAGAGAACAGGTCAAACGTAGTTAGGGGGTCCCCCTCCCCTCTGCGTATGAGTTCCCCCTCCAGGAGAGCCTTCTTCTCTAGGTCGCGCCTCTGTGAGTATGATATTTGCATGGGATTAGTATACTCTCCCGTAGATATGGGAGTCAACGCTGTCCCTGGGTAGAAGGGGTATAAAGGGATGTAGTAGGGTATGAAAAACGAGAGAGGTTCTAT